GCTAGCGCTAATTTATTAATGCATTAATCAGATAAACGCTTTATCCAGGGAACAAAGTCTCTGTCTTGAATAATTCAATAATTCAAAGATTAAATGATCATTATCTTTTTCAATTTGAATTTCTGATGATAGTTCTGAGGGTTCTGAGGGTTCTGAGAGTATCGCGAAGCGAAAATAACAGAATTACAGCAGAAAAAAAAGCTGAAATAAGAAAGAATTACTCTCAAAGAGAACTTTTCTATATAAAAATCAACGATCAATCAACAATTAATTCAACAATTAATCATCAAACAAACTATTAATCACCTCACTTATAGATGGCTCTTTTTCATTTTTAGTTAAAATGTCTTCGATTAATGATCAATAATAAGCTTTTTCTTATCATACCAAGAAAAAAGCAGACCATTTAGATCTGCTTTTGAAGAATATCTTAGATTCTTAGGCTTTTTCAAAAATTGCTGTGTTTAGCGCTTCTTGATAGAATTCCTTTGCAATCTTAGCTACAGTCCCAAAAATATCTTTTGGCTCAAGCCCTGCATCACCAATAATATCAGCATCTTCCTTCAAAATATCATTGTTTACAAGCTTTAAGTACTGCCCGATATTCTTAATATTAGGAACGCCATCGTTAATTCTATCATTAGCAAGATCAAACATCTGCTCTAAGCGCCAAGCAGGAGTAACCTTTTGGGAAATATCATTAATTTTCTGAAGTCTTTCATCATCGACTGGTTTCAGAATTTTTACGCGTGAGTTAGAGTGTTTTTCACCTTTGACCTTGAACATGAACAGAACATCCTTGTACATGAATGTTCCGACAACACCTTCACCAACATTTCCTTGAATCCCAAAGTACTGACCAACTGGACTGTTAGGTTCAATAGTATTGAGAACAAGATCGTTCATTTGATTCTGAAATTTTTCAGGATCATTAAAATCAATCAGAATATCGTAAGTACGAAATGAACAGATATTCCAGATTTTAGCATCTTCATCTTGAACCAGCCTATTTTTTGCGAATGTCCTAAACCAGACGGCTGGTTCATTCTCATTCTGAACGACAGGACTTACCTTGAAGTATTCAAAGATGATTGAACGCTTGTCTAACCCTGTAACAGCTGATTTCTTCTGAATAGATCCACCGCAGAATTCGAAGTACACTGTAATGATCTGTTTTTCAAGATTAATTTTGTATTCTTCTGCTAAGGAGCGAATAATCCTCATCCACGCTTCTTGATTTTGAGTTGCAAAAAATGCACATGCAGCATTATCATTTTCTGGTGTAATAATGTCTGTACGTTTCTGAACCCAAAAGCCGTCTGGTTCCGAAAAACACACAGAAGCATTGGTACCGTGAATTTTCTCAGTAAAATGAACGCTCAGAATTGGCATTTTAGCAAGTGAATTAACGATCGTGAGGCCACGATCTTCGTTATATCCGACGTACCTAGCTTTATTCTGAACATTCTGAACAGCGTTCCTAAATTGTTCAATTTCTGGAAATTTAATAAAACGTTTCATATTAATCCTTAGAAAAATTCAAACCTAGATTTCATCCGATCAATTGCCTCTTCTGGAACATTATGAATTGACTTAAACTTCCCAGAACACAGAATGACTTGCGGTTCAATATTAAAGTATTTTCCCATCTGGAAATAAGGTTCCATCTCTTTCAAAGTACTGAAAGTGTTAGACACGATAATAATCGATTTAAGATTTGATTTAACAGCTTTAGCTAAAGCCAAAAAAGTCATATTTTTGCAACAATCATGAGCGTTTGAAAGTTTTTCCCTTTCAAATTTATACTCACCTGATTTCTCAAAATACTGGTCTGCCTCATAATGATGAGCTTCAACATCTGCTAATGTGTATAGATTGCAAAGATCTTTAGCAAGAGTACTTTTTCCAGAACCAGGCAAACCACGAATAAGAATGAATTTGATCATGTTTAAAGTACGCTAAAATTATTGAATTCTTTTTCAGTGATGTTAAGAAATTCTAGTCTGTTTGGGTAGTGATTTATAACTTGCCAGACAATCTGTCCGTCTTTAATTTCCCCAACAAATCTATTGTAACCAGAATCTTGCATCTGAGCGAAGAATTTTGGGTCTTTTTTCACTGTAATCTCGCGAAAAACCTTATCGAATGTGTCCATAATAATCTCCTTGAAGATATTATAACACAGATTTCTTCATCCGTAAATAGATTTTTAAGAATTTTTTAAGTTATTTCACATATCCGTAAAGTTCTTTAATATCGCTGTTTACAACATACCCGCGATGTCCTACAACACCTGGATCGTTCTGTTTTGTAAGTTTATACCCGCATTTCTCGGTAATATACTTCAGTGCTTTATTCGCATTCAGATTTTTTGGTAAATACTCATCGAAAATCTCTTTTTGTCCATAATCTAAAAGAACGTTATAAAAATGAAGATCATCGTGGCTTCCTCTTGTAACTGCCTTTGACACAAGATGTTTAATATCTGATTCATCCCAGATTTGCTTAGTAAAATTAAATGCAGCTTTGAAGTACTTAGCCTTTGACAAAAAATCGTTATCTCTCAAAGAACAATTAAGAATTCTTGTTTTAATTTGTACAGGACAATCTGTAATCTCATCTTGAATACTAAGAAGTACTTTCATCATTTTGTCTGCTTCTATTTCACTAAGTTCTTCTTTATCAATAGAATTCATTTCTAAGAATTGATTGACATTCGTTTCAATTGATTTTTTCTTATTATCGCGAATAAGTTTTGAGTACTTATGAAGAATGTTCCCTTTAAAAGAAGCATCTACAATTTTTGGATCTTTTAAAAAATGATATTTCAATAGCCAGAACATTGCCTTCTTATGATTGAACTCAAGAATATTTCTGAACGTGTCAATCTTAATAATTTTTTTCCCGATCTCAGATAATCTTGTTTCACCATAATCATCTAAATCAAATAAGTAACTTTCTTGATTTTTACCTACGTTACTGATATAATCATCGCGAATATCATCGTAATTAGTTTTGTTGTAATTAATTTTTTCTCTAACGAACATGTGGATTTCACGTGTTTTGCGAGTTCTCTTAATCATTTGAATAGATGAAACAACATCAGCACTCATTGATCCATCATAATGAAAGTGATAGTTAACTGAATTTAAGTTACTAACACCAACAGTCAACGTTGGGGAAAATATTAAGACATCCCATTTGTCATGTTCTTCTTCCTGAAACAAATTATAAATCAGTTTCTTTGTACTTTCAGGTGTTTCAGCCGTAAGTGTAATAACCTTTTTACCTCTCTTTTCAAGAAGCATCTGTAAGCTAAATATAAAATTCAGTGATGTACTACTGACAGTAATTTTATGTTTATCTGCTGTGTAAACTAATGAATTTACGAAGTAATTATAATCATTATACGAGTACAGAGAAGTAGGATCTCTATAGGCGTTATCAATTAGATAAACATTTGTAGTTTTGTTCTCAAGTAAGAAATTTTCGTATCCAGTTAGAAATGCATCAGCAATAACCAGTTTCTTATTAAACGCGCCAAAGAACTTTGTTACATTAAGTGATGAATTACTGAGATTTGATCTAGAATGTATCATCAGTGAAATAAATTCATCCATGATAACAATATCAAAATCCCGAATATTGTACCTCCAAAGGCTATCGTACTGACAAATTAACGAATCTCCAAGATTGTATTTATCTTGATTATAAATTTTGATTTCATATTTATTTTTGAAGTCATTAGCAACGCTGATACGATTAGTTACAATAAGTACTCGCATGTCCTGTTCATGACACTCTTCAATAATGTGCGCAATAACTGTTGATTTACCGGTTCCCATTGGGGAACGAATTGAAAGTAAACCTTCTGGTAATGTAACAAATTCTGAGATTGCACTGCTAATTTCTGGAGTTACTTTTAGATATTTTTCATTAACATGTATCACTGTTGTTTCGGTATTAAATCTAAGAAAAGCATCATCATAATTTATATCCTTTCTCATCAGCTCTTTTGCTTGTGGTAATTTGCGAACTGAATCGAAAATATTAATGCTTTTTGTACTATTTGAATGATGCATTATAAAAGGGGACGTGCTAAACCAAAAGTACCCTCCTATTGATTTTTTCTCGTCTGGATGTTTGAACGAAATACCACCATTAGTATTGTTTTTAATAGCTGTGAAACCCATCATATGGAAAACATTCAAACACAGTTTTTCAATACTATCAATACTATTAATGTTTTGAATATCACTTATTTCAATATTAGCGGCGTTAGTATCTTTAATTTCTGCATTCTTCAATTCGTTAGAGAATTTGAACCTAATTCCAGACTCATTATTAAGAAAAATGTTATTTCGTTGTATCGGAGCGGTCAAAGATGCTTTGCGAACGACTGCTTCGTCAATAACGCAATAATCTTTTAGATCGTGATTAATAAACGAGATTGCTTTTTTAGCATCAATAAAATCAATACATTCTGTAAAAAGAATGCCCTTCAAATTGAAATTATTGATATTGTTGTAAGATTTGGATTCACCAATAATTACTTTATACTTACTAAAGTAATCTAAAATCTTCTGTTTACTTTCTTCAGAATTTACATGATTAATATCTAAAATGAAGTATGTAATGCAATCATTATAGTATTCATCAAGATATTGTTTGCGTCGAAGAGTTCGAATTGGCTCAGTTATCTTAGATAACGGAATATTTAGAATAAAGTTACTTACTATAACATTGTACATCTGTAAGCTAGATGTAGCTTCGTACGTTTCAAAAACGAATGTACAATCATCGTTTAGAGATACAGGTGTTTTTGAATTTGTTTTCTTAGCATGAAAAATTGTTATTTTTTCTAGCATTTTCTATCCTTCTAAAAGATTGATTATAACACAATCTTATTTAAAGCTGTTAAGACAATCTCAACAGCACATTATCTCATTCTCAATCTACAACAAAAATAGATTGGCCTTTTATCTTTATGTTGTAATTTACAAGAATGTTCATGATATCATCATGATTATATTTCTTGGCTAAATCAATTTGAGTACCGAACGATGTTTTTGTGACTAATCCAATTTTGATACCAGCTCGACGAAGTAAGTCTTCAGGTTTTTCCTCTTTCTTTTCTTGGATAAGTTCGTTTGATGGCTTTGACATAGTATCAAGCATATTAATATTAGAATTAACAAGATTAGCAGACTGATTAGACAAATCAAAAACACTTAATAGATCCGTAAATTTCATAAAATTATATTACTTAAGAATGTTGAACTTGAATAACATCTCGTTTCCAAGTTCGTGCAAAGGCGAAGCCGTAATCGCAAATCTGTTGTATATATGATTTGTTTGTTGACCGGAATTAGGATCAATTGCCGTAATCACATTTGATAGATATGGCGAAAATATTGCAGAACTCTTATTTGGATTTGCTGGATCTTTTAGACCAACATAAGCCATTGTTGATGTAGCATTTGGGTTCATATAAAAACGCAATTTACCAACTTGAGCTAGGAACAATCCATCCTGATCTTTTTCGTCTCCAGAAGTAACGTACGCATTCAGACCCATAACAGATGCGCCGAATTCATACGGTAAGACACAGAACGCTTTATATGTTCTTAAAGTTTTACTGTTAGCACGAAGAACTAATGCAGTAACGACTTGAATAATCTCAAACATATTCAGTTCAGGATTTTTCGCTGTGGTTAGCGTTAAGCCAGGCATAGCTAAACAATTAGCGTCAAGAAACTGTAACGTTCTTGTATTCTCCTGATCATTAGCCAATCCGCGAAGTAATTTACCAATAATCGGACCGGCATTTTTACCGTACTGAGACTTAATGTCTTGAATTACTTCCTGCGTCATACCCGTTTTAATTGACTCACTTGGATAAACTGCAGAATTTGAACGAACAAGTTCAAAATCATTTGTTCCAACTTTATTTCTAAGATTAAAGATGGCACCAGTTGGTCCAATTGTTGGAATTACAGAAAAAATTTGCCGCCCTAGAGATGGGAGCAATGTTTGTTGAAATAACTGATCTGGAATAAGGTTATTGTCTGTACCAGCAACATTCGGATCTTCTGGCGTTGGTGTATTTTCAACTAAATTTAATTTGTTCTCGATATCCATGTTTTTCCCTTTAAGGTTTATTTTATTTATATTCAAGGAGAATTAGAACAATGTGTTTTGAAGTCACAATAATCACATAATTTACTTATTTTTTTAGGAAAAATCTTATCAGTTTCTATATTTTGAATTAATTCTTTTAAATTTGAAATATAAGTGCTCAAAAATGCACGTTCCAGAACAATATCATTCTCGTGATCACCATGTTCAACGTAAACATACGAAATTCGTATTTTTTGAATATTTTCGTATCGCTTGAAGAAATAAATACCATAGAACGTTAACTGGTCATAAGACTGGAACACCGGTTCTTTATATTTGCCTGTTTTCCAATCAATTAAATGCAGAACATCGTCAAGTTTACATATAAAGTCAATAGAACCTCTGAATAATGCATTCTTATCTGAGTATTCGCAAACTGAAAGATCTTTTGTCAGGCCAAAATCAAATTCTCGTATACTATCTGAAGATAGATATTTACTTCCTAATTTTGTTTTAATAAAATTATCTACAATATGCGAATACTTCGGTGCAAGCTTATGACTTGATACATTTGGATAGTACTCTAAAATAGAATGAACTGCAGCACCTTTTAGTAATGCAGTTCTATCCGTTTTTTCAGGTTCTATCTTATCAATATAGCCGTATTTGAACTTACGCGGGCATTGTTTGTGAGTACTTAAACGGCTAAATGAATACGGAGCTAAATTCATTTCGCGATCAGAACTCCGATATCGTTGTCAATATCGCTGTTAGCCTCAAGCCATTCTTGAATTTTTTCTTCTTCAAAACGTTCGGAGTCTGTTTTCTTCTTCTTGGCCTTGATCTTATTGATCACTGAACTTACTACACCGACTGGGACACCTTCTTCTTTGAATTCATCCTTTAGTGCCTTAATATCTTCATCAAGTGCTTTCTTCTGTTTCATTAGATCTAGCAAACGTTTTGTGAAAGACTCAATATTAGCACGTGCTTCCTCTGTTGTACGAATTTCCATTATTACTCCTTCATTGTTACTGTTTTAACATAATTTACATACTCTTTGTAATCTGTAAACGAATTGCAATTTACATATACAAATTCAGATGTAATTCTGTATTTTTTATCGTGATCTTTAAACGAAATAGGATGTGATAGATTAAAGATAACACGTTGTTTTTTCTCGCTGTACTTGATAGAACTAATTTCATTTATGTTAATGAAAACATTACCAGAACTATCGTGTAAAAAATTCTGTTTGAAATATTTATTGCAAGAGAGATACTTTAAATTCTCTTCAAGATCTTCTTTACTAACAGCGTCCCAATAAACATAATCACTGATTAGCTTATTATAATTTTCCATCTCAATCTCAATACTATAATTAAGATTGAAAACAATTCTGTTCACATCTTGAAGAACGTTAATGTTTGATACGTTCCTTAAATTTATTGTTCTATCATTAGTTTGTAAAAACATGCGTTCTCCTTAAGAATTTTAATTATAAATTTGTTCTTGTTAATTCAAAGCTTACTTTTGATACGAACCTCAGCTGAAATGCCAGAAAATAAATTACCAAGAATGACATCCTTAGTATTAAGACGTTTACTGAGATCATTAATATCTTTTTCCTTGTACATTTCAGGTTGAATATACACTGTGTAACGACGTTTAGCATATTCAAGACTATTCATTAATCCAGTTTTATCGTTATCTAGAACGAACACAGGATTCTTAAGTTCTGCTAGTCTATCTTCAGGAATCTTTGCCCCCATTAATGAAATGCTATTTTTCAGCTTACTTGAGATCGCATCAAAAATACCTTCAAAAATATAAACTGGTTCTGACTTATCGATGTTAAACCAATTCCAACATTTATATCCAACATTTGCGGCATTCATATAAGTATAGAATATCTTGTTTTCAATATTTCTTGAATAAAATCCATACATTTGATTTCTATAATATAAAGGAATAACAATAGAATTTGTTATACGATAAACAGTTTCCTTGATCTTCAAGTCCTGAAAACCATAATACCATTTTCCATAATCATTCTCGTCATAATCATATCCCCTTGATTTCACATAAGCAAGAGCTTTATCTGATGTTTCAATAGGTTTAAGAAATTCTGAAAGATCTTGTGTCAGTACTTCAGATTGAAGTTCAGTTTGCGGTTCATTATTTTTAGATAAAAATTGTTCGAATACATCTCCAGAAGCAATCTTAGTTAGTACTTTTCCAAAGGTTTCTTTTCTATACTGTTGAACTAAAGATGGAAAAAAATCCCTTAAAAATGAATACACTGTTTTATTATGAACAGGGCAATCACCGTTAAAACACGAAACATTTGTTACAGAATTTTTCTGATAAAGATGTAAACGCTTCATGCGTTTATTAGTATGTGAATCACCACACACTGGGCATCTTGCAGAAATATCTATGTCTGTTTCTTTACCAATTCTATCTAACCCAACGGCTAGCTTAAAATACTTTACGTCAGTTCTATCCAGCATTTTCACCCCAAAAAATTACCAACCAAAATCTTCTGCCGTTAATTCTCTCTTTACTTTAAAAACGCTTGGCAAATCTAAAAGAATAGATTTTAAATCACTCTGAATTAAATATTTTTCAAATTCAGATATTTTTAAATCTGTTTCTGCTTCCTTAAATCGGATGATAACTTCTTGACGAATATCACTAGGGATACCTTCTTCAAGAACTAATTTACGATTTCTTTCATAGTGCTTTCTGTATAATGGATGTGAATTTAACCAATTATTCAGAGATCCAAACTCAGCGATTTTCTTTTGAAGAGTGCTTGGACCAAACTTAATATCTTTATAGATATCTAGTTCACCTGTTGATTCACCTTTACGATTTAGTTTGTAAATATCAAAAGAACGAATAGCATTTTTTTGATCTTCGCTAAGTTCAGAACTTTGAAGTTCTATTGGTGACTTTGCTGTAATATTGTTTTCATTCAAGTGATCTAGAAATGTTTCGCTGAACTCGGTATGATCAACAACCTTTGGAACTTCATCACCTGGGTCACCAAGACAGATATGTTCATTGATCCAATGATCCATGCTTTCGTGTTTATTTTCTGGAACAATCCATTTCTTTGTTAACGAACTGTACTGATAGACTTTGTCTGTGTCCATCTGAGCTTGTATCATATCCTTGTCAGGACTATGAATAAGAATTTTCTCAGATTTGTTAAATTCACGAGAAAGAACAAGCATGATATCATCAGCTTCAGCTCGTGGAACCTCGACAACTTTCCATGGCAAATTGTTTTTTATTTGTTCGATAACTTCATTTACAGATGCAAACACTTTATCATAGTCTATGTCTGATGCATCTCGTCCTTTTTTACGAGACGCTTTGTACATTGGGTAAACATCTTTACGCCAATATCCATTCTCTGATTTATCTAGGCAAATTACCATATCTCCAAAATTTGGCCCGTGCTCTTGCTTAATACTGAACAACTCTTGGAAGATATAGTATTTAGTTAAACCGATAAATTCAGATGTAATATATTTGCCATCTGTCTTGTTCGGTTTAACATTTGCTATAGATGTGTGTATCATTCTATGAATGATAGAACTAAAATCTATAAGGATCATTTTCTGTTTAGACTAGGCCATTCAGCAAATCGTCAAGAGAATTGGCACTCTTTGCTTGTGGCTTTTCTGATTTAGGTGCTTTGACTTCAGAAACCGTCTTAGCTGGTTCAGATTTAGTATGAACTTCTTGAACCGGTTGAACTTCAGGTACCGACACGGGTTGAACCGCAACGTCTGCCTTCAGTGGAGTTTCAACATCTGCAAAAGTAACCCAACGCATCTTATCTTGAAGCTGTTGGTAAGTCATGAATGACTCAGGCTTCAACAAATCAGATAACTTGTAAGTTTTTGTTTTAATTTCTTCAAGCGCTTCATCAACGCTATCGTAAATCGATGTTACTTCGTTGATAACCTCTGATGAATCATAATTAATCTGTCCGTTTGCGCCACGCTTTGCAACCAAACGGAAAGAATTACCACGCAATGGATTAAACAGTTCTTTTGGAACTGCACCCAATGAACGATCTTGTTCGCTTGGATCTACAGCGTTCTGAACCTTATCTTTCATCGCTCCTGACATTTCAAAGAGGAAAATCTTCCCTACATTTTCAGGATTGGCTGGGTCTTTCAAAACCTTAATGTTTGTAACATACTTAATACCGCGACCAAACAATTTTGCGCCTTCTTTATCACCAGCGTTCCAAAGATCTTGCCAATGTTCTTGAAACGGGCAAGGCTGACCGATAGAGGATGGCGAAAACTCAGAGACAAAACGCTTCTTGTCGTTCTTAATAATCGTGGTATTGATCTTGAAAAGTTTCTGAATCAATGCGCGTTCAGAATCAGGCAAGAAACGAATGAGTGCTGCGCCGTTTCCGTTCTTGTCCTTTGATAGTACGTAAAAACGTTCGTCCTTACCGTACTTATTTACTTCTTGAGCGAATGGATCGCCAAGTGCTTGCTTCATTGTGTCGAAATTAAATGCTGATACGTCGATCATATAGTTCTCCTTAAAAAAAAAATCGATTAAATTTCAATAGTTTTAAAACATTTCGGTTCTTAATATTATACTATTCGAATTGTTAAATACAAATGAATTAACAATGAATATTTATATTTTGTTAAACTTTAACACTCATGATGATCTTAAATCCAACAAGAGATTTGTTCTTCATTAAAATTCTGTAAGAATCACGTGCAGAGTTATACTTAACTTCAACGATATAGTCTGATACAGGGATCATTTTGAAGTTCTCAACTGGGATTTTGATCTCAAATTCCTTTGAAGTACTTGCACTCTTTGAGACTGAATATGTATTAGACTTTGCGTTGAATTTGTTAGTTGCTCCAAGTGAAATTTTGATGTTTCCATCCTTAGAATTAAAGATAATTTCACTAAGATCTTTGAAAACTCCTGAAGCTGACTTCATGTTCTTAATATCGTTAGATACAAGATCAAAGGTCGCAACAGATGGTACTTGTTCTGTTTTTGTAAATTGCTCTGGGTTTTTATCGTAAGCATCCATTAAAGCAATGTTGTCCATGATGTAAGTACTAGTTGTGTTCAGTGTACTTGATGAAACATTGACGGTATTCCCATCAATTTGAACACTCCTATCTTCGGGGAATAACTTAAAAAGATTTAGAAAATCTGATAAGCTATCCTTCAATCCGATTGGGGTAAATTCATCTGAATCAAGCGATGAAATATTTAGCAATAGCATCATATCTTGAGATTCAGAAATTGCAACAGTTTCAGGGTACTTAAGAACGATGGAATTTGTAACACCGTTAATCTGCGATAGTACATCGATAACATTTTTATTAAACATAATAATCCTTCTTTAGAAAATTCATTATAACACGAGCTTTATTAATCAAACAAGGTATTCAGGATATTCTTTCTTCACTCTTTCTAAAAGTTCCTGATAATAACTCATTGCACAGTAATTATGTACTTGAACACCTGATTTTATTCGTGAGATAGCGTATTCAAAAACTGCTTCTTTCTTTGTTTCAAACATCCTAAAATCGCTAATCTCCTGAACACCATTCTTTGTGATGATGTATGGCATTACCCTTTCACCGTTCCCCAAAGATAGAAACCAATACTGTTATAGTATTCTTGCTTTGTTTTAGGAACACGAATAAACCCATCATCCGTACTTTTGAAAATAGTACTTCCACCGCCAGATAAACTAATGAAATCACACTTATCAATGATCTTGCCGTACTTTGTTTCAATCAGAGCAAGCAAATCCTTAAGATAAGATTTCTTAATCTCATCTACATATTCCTTAAATTGGTACTTCTGACCACGTAATTTGTAAATGCCAGTATCAATAATTTCCTTAGCTTCATGAAGTGTAATCTGTCTGCCGTGTACTTCTTTAACTTTTCGTGCAACATGTGTGGCAATCTTCATTAAGCCTTCTCGTTCAATACCCTCGAACAAATTGGGTGATGTTTTACCATCTGTTACGAGGAACATATCAAGAGTATTAAACCCAATATCACATCCGACGAATGTAGTTCCGCCCATAAATTCTTCTTGTTCTTGCGGGAAATTATTACCGTACTTATCAATGGTTAGTTTAGATCCAGCTCCTTGTGGAAGGATGAAAACATTCTCAAATGAGAACTTTTCTCCTGAACATTCAAAGTTCATTAAGCCTTCTTTAAAGTGTCCTGAATTTTCAATCTGCGCTTTACTCAATCCAGATACGATAACATCCGGTGTTACACCAAGAATTTTAATTCCGTGATATAGAAAGGCAGGTGCATAATACTCTAGATTTTTGTAATCTGTAATATCAATTAGATTTTCTGAAGGGAGATGCAAAGCATTCTCGCCAACATAATAACTATGTTCCTTAAAATCATAAATTCTGGAGTCCTGAACATGCGGGTTCCTCTTCGTAATGCCAATCGTCGAAGTAAACTTAAACTGTTTTTCGATATTTCCTTCAGATGTTCCAAATGTAATCTTTGTATCACCAAACCCTATATCAATTCCTAAAATCTTTTTACTCATATTTCTTTCCTTTCAAAATTCGATAGTTAATTATATTAAATCCTTAATTAAAAATCCATGTTTTGCAGCTCTGCCGCAACTTTAATCGGGCGATTTTCCATCTTAATTGATGGCGGTCTAATAACTTCCTGCGAAATTGATCCAAACTCGACATCTGTATTAATGAACGCTTCCTTACTAGATTTTGACGGTTCTAATCGTTTTGAACCATCCGAATTACTTTGATTAATTTGAACAGATTTGTTTCTATTCTGATCTGGTTGAGCGTATTGCGTAACAGTACTCCCATCTGAGAAATCAATATTTAATTTATCTATGTCTTTTGAACATTCTATTAAAAGCTTAAACATCAAAACTCCAGATCTGTCATCTCAGATGGGATTTCTTTTTTCGGACGGTTCTCTTGAGAAGTTTCAGGAATGATAGATGAGTTTTCAGATGATTTTTCGTCTAAGTTCTGTGGCACAATTCTAACGGTGTAATCTTGCATTGGACTTGCATTAGATTTTGTAACATTCATAGAACCATTTTCAAATGAAATATCAAAAGTGATATGTTTTACTCTATCTGGGATGTCTTTTAATTCAATAATCATAATCTTCTTTCATGACAGAACATATCTATCAGATATCTCAGGCCGAACACTAGATGGTGGGTAATACTTTCCATTTAGAACATACGGGGTTTCTGAAATTTTTACCAATCTATCTTCACGGTGGAAAACATTCCAATTTAGTTCTGCTTCTAACTCAGATACAAGTTTGAAATCTTTACTTTGCACAAGGATTTGATCAGCTCTTAAAAAGTTCATGATGATCAAATTATCTGTGAAAAATAATCTGTACTTTCTTTTGAAATATCTACCCATGTAGTATATTTTACGCGGATAATTTTTAGATATATTTAGAATTTCTTCCCTAGTAGAGCTGAAAAAAATACCTTCTCCAGTGATAGATGCACTTCTAAGGGCATCATTAATAGCGTAATGGTTAACCGCTTTCAGGTTCGTGTAAGACTCTCTACGCTCGTAGATATAATCGTCATTTGGTTTTAGAGCAGTAACGACATTTACAAACCATCGTGAATATGACTCTGCTGGAACATCATAATTTATGAACGTTGGTGGGTTATCAACTTCAAAGTAAAATTCATACGGCGCTTTAACAGAGATATATTCTTTGAACGAGACAGCATTATTTGTAAGTGCTTCTCGGCACTTATTATAGAATGTTACGTCATAATATGGGTCAATAGTTAGGAACATACTTACTGATTAACCTGTACAAATTCAAATTTCACTATAGGAATTAATGAAAATGTTTCTCCTGACACCTTAGACCTGATCATTCCGAACAATCCTTTGTACTTTAGAAGATATAGAATACTAATGAAATTGATATACACTAAATATGTTGGAATGAATATCAAAAGCATTCTGCAAAATCGTTTTAAGGGATGGCTTTGAACAGCAAACGATCGAAACATCACAAGAAATTTAACGTATTCTCTAGATTCTCGAATAGTTAATTCTTGAGCTCTAAAAGAAAGAACAGCAATATACGGAATGATAGATAGAACGTTTGCAATCAGCCCGAACTCAGCAAACCTAATAAGAAATTCTATTTCTTCAGAACTCATTTAAGATCCTCTGACCACATCTGTTCTACAGATTTGACGACCAATCTGTCTAATTCTGTTTTACGTGTTTTAATGTCAATTTCAAGTTTACTCATACGTTCCTCTGTTAAAGACAGAATATTCATGTTCAGAAGATAGTCATATGAACCATCTTTTTCTATGATATCCTTTACCTTCTCTAGATCATGAATGATATCTGCTTTCTTACGCTTGTTAATGATCAATTTGTTCTCAACGATCATCTTAATGAACAGAAACCTGCTATAATCTAGGCGAATATCTTCAGTTATTTTATTTATTAAAAACTGCTTACGTTTTGATAGATATTGCTTTTTGACGGAAATATACTTATCCAAAATCTCTCTTGCGCTGTTAAACACAAGAATTTTATTATTCTCGTCTAGAACGGTGTAGTTTTCTGTGATCTTCTTGACAAGTTTCAGCTTTACGAGAAGATCATCATCTGAAAGTTCAGCTAATGTCTTAGATGGAATTGTTACATCGAACAAGAAGTTATCATTCTCGGATTTATCTCGATAAGATTGAATTACCTTACGATCTTCAAGATCATCTAGAACAGCCAAATACGTCTTAAGATCGTACCCAACTGGAACTTCAGAAATCTGAACCTTATTGATACCCGTACGTTCAATTTTCCCACAAATTAACCATTGTGATGAATTATCACCTTCAAGAACAGATCCCTTAAATCCGTTAAAGTACGGACGTAACGGATTTTTTGATTGTTTGCCGATCAGGGCTCCCTTGATATAAATTTTGATATCTTCAGGATTTCTCGGAAGAAT